GTTTATAGCTGCTCCTCCAGTTGATATTGATGGAATTCGTGAACCAGTTGCTGGCTCCTTTCTCTATGGAAACAACATCATCTCAGGAGCGATTGTACCCTCCTCTAACGCAATCGGTCTTCACTTCTACCCAATCTGGGAAGCTGCAACCATCGACGAATGGTTATATAACGGAGGACCATATCAACTCATTGTGTTCCACTTTCTCATTGGTATCAGTGCTTACTTGGGACGACAATGGGAACTTAGTTATCGACTCGGAATGAGACCATGGATATGTATAGCATATTCAGCACCAGTAGCAGCAGCATTTGCTGTGTTTCTAGTATACCCATTTGGACAGGGGAGTTTCTCTGATGGTATGCCTCTTGGTATTTCAGGGACTTTCAATTTTATGTTTGTGTTTCAGGCAGAACATAATATTCT